CTTCGTTTTTGATTTTTGGGTCGATTGCCATTGATGATCAACCAGTCTTGATGCGGATGATTTCGATCAGCAGCGTCGCAACCGTTCCTGCGATGCCGCCACCAGCCGCCGTGCGCACCAGCAGCGTCTTGTGATCCGTTTCCAGCTTCTCGACCCGCTTTTCAACGTTCTGAAAGCGGGTTTCATTCGAGGTGTGAATGTCGTTGATGCGCTGGTGCAGCGACGCATTGCTCGACGACATAAGGTCGCGCAAGCCCTTCAGTTCCCCCTGAATCTGGCCGAGTGCGGCCAAGATTTGTCCCTCTGCTTTAGCGTCCATGCTTGCGTGCCTTTTCGATGATGGTTTGACATTCGGCGCAACGCTGCGCGTGCGGCACCGCTGCGCGGCGCTTGGCCGAGATAGGTGCTTCGCAATCGACGCAGTCTGGCGTTCCCTTGGTGGCGCTGGCACGGCGCGCCGCTTCGATGCCCGCAAGTCGTGCGGACTCTTCCAATTTCTGCGCCATCTCAAATTCGTGTTCAGTCATATGATTTTTTATCGCCGTAGTAGTCGACGCATTCCTCCCTTTCAATTCCCAAGTTGCGAAGTAGCTCGCACATCTGCGTCGCCAGCTTGTGGTACATCTTTGCGACCATCCTGTGATCCGCTTCCAGCGTCCGCATCTTGCCGTTCTCCGGCTGCGGCAACCGTGCGGGCGCCTGCGTAAGATTCGACGGCGGCAACACCTTCAACGGTTCCTGCGTTGGCGGCACGCCAGCGCTGCAAGCGATCAGCAGGCAACTCACAATCGTCAATAGAATTTGGCGCATCATGTGCGGCCTCCTTTTCAAGTTGGTCAAAAGCGCTGTCGAGGTTCCGGCGCGCTTTTTCAAACGAGTCGCCCGCGTGCTGGTTCTTCTTCAGATTCTTGTCGACGCGCTTTACCTCGGCCTGACTGGACTTCGCGACGATCTTGTTCGTCACCACCGATTCACTGGTGAAGTAGCAGACCACGTAGCCTGCGCAAAACAGGCAGATAGCGGCGATGATTTTCTTCATCATTGGCAACTCCCTTGGCCCCAGCCGTCCGCGACGTACAGGGGTTCGTAGCGTTGCAGGATGCGCTTTGGATAGTCGGCGTTCTCGCGTTGATTGGGCTGCGATATACCGGGATTGATCGCACACGTCGCGTCCAGGCACTTGCGCGGTGTCGGTGACAGTGCTTTGCGCTTGTTCACCCATCCCAGTCCGCCGTTGTATGCCGACAGCGCGAATGCAATCTGCTCGCACAAGCTTTCACCAGCGACGCGGTCGAAGAGGAACAAGTCATAGCGAAGCAGCGCACGCATCGCCCATACCGGGTTGGTTGGCGAGTTCTCCGCGAGATCGGGATAGACGCCGCTGATCCACGTAGCGGTTGACGGCATGAACTGAGAGAGACCGACAGCACCGACACGACTGCGCGCAACGGCGTTCCATTGGCTTTCCTGATGAATCTGTGCAGCGAAGGTAGCGACAGGCGCGTCCAAGCCCCAGATCATGTGCGCCTGCTGACGTAGCTGACGCTTGTACTGCGCTGCGCTTTGCGGCACTTGCGCCTGCGCCGATTGAACGAAGCCGGACAGAAGTGCCAGCGCCAGCCACCAGACCAACCACAGGGAGGTTGGCGACGACGCAAGGCGTGAAAACGTTTTGCGTACCGGTGTCATGCCGCCAGCCCGACGCAGATCAGGCTTGCGGCGATGATGATGGCGCGGCGTAGACTCGCGAAGTTCAATGCGGCGGCGTCAAGATCGGTTTGGATTTCGCAGACGCCGTCCTTGCAGTAGAGGTGCGGTCGACCATACGGGAAGGCGACACGGTCGAGCCAGTATCCACCCCAGCCGCCGAGCGACATGAGATGTGCTTTGTACAGCGATACGGCAATCAGTGGATCAGACTGGCGGAAAACATACGCCAGCAGCATCAATGCCAGACTGATGACGAGACAGATGGTGAGGCGGGGGAATTTGTTGAACATGCAGCGCTCCAAAACAACCGGATGCGCTTATGCGGTGGCACCCCGAAACCTATTGACCGCAGGTTACGGGGATAGAGGTGCTACGTATTTATGAAATGTTTCACAGCAGTTGGAATACTTGAGGGGGCGATATCGCTCTACGAAGAGCCGGGTATCTTAATCTTGTCCACCGCGGTTTTAAGAAGATCATTTACTTGCAACGGAGACTCCACCACGTGAGCAGTCGAAGTATTGCCAAAATATGTCGTAATTAGTTTTTCACGAATGGATATTTTTTTGTCTTCCGGCATCAACTCAATAAAGGGGCCCAAGGCGGCGAGTTCCAGTTCAGTTTGTCGAGCACGGTCAGAATTACTTCTGTGTCGCGCAGATTCACGCGCTGCATACCATGCAGGAGCTGTAATAACAATGGCATAAAACAGTCGCAGAACTGCGGAGAGTAGGTTTTCTGTGGTGTTTGAAACGTTCAGGAAGTGGATATAGTTGATAGCTGCAAAAATCATACCTAATGCGAATACAACTACGGCGACTCGCCGCCACACATTCGCTTGACCTGCTTCGCGGTTAGCAATATTTCTGTAGTTCCCAGTCGTTCCCAAATCGCCTACCGCTTCAACAAGCCTAGCTGCGTCATCCCGACTGCTGGTTAATGCCGCAATCAGTTGCTCAGCCTTCTCTTTTGACTCTATCTCTCTCGCAACGAACATATCTTTTTGAACTTCCAACAACGTGGAAAATTCACCTGATCTTTTTGTTTCTTGTTCTGCATATTCCTGTTGAACCTTAGCGGTTACAGCAAGTGCCTCAGCCTTTTGCAAAGCTAAAGTTTCTCCTAACGCTCGGAGGTTTTCTTCTTCGACTGAGATTTTCTTTCCCAGCGCGTCGAACCCAACTTTCAATTTTTCTTCTTCGTTTCGAACCAATTTCAGAGACTGCTCTACTTGCAGTCGTAAGCTTGCGAAGGACGAATTTACAATCTTTTCTGCATCTGGCGATGTGACAGGTGCAAAAGTCCAAAGCAGAGGCATGATGTACTGATCAACCCTAGTCTTAACTGTTCCTAGTCGTGCGACATTGCCGTCCGAAACAAACGTCTGCAATTCGCCAACCAATGCTTGATATTGCGCCGTAAGCTGGGACATGCCAAATTCACTGATGAAAATGTCCGGAGTGGATTCCATTTTCTGGCAGATGAAATCATTGATGGCGATGAGTTGATCTCTGATATGTGTATTGCCAGTACTGGGAAGTAAGTCTGAAGCAAATACATCATTTTCAAGCAGTGTTGTTACCTGCCCTGTCAAAGATGACATCGGATGTTGCAACCTATATAAATCGCCCATACGCCCCCGCTAGTTTTCTATTGTTATTGAACAGCACACAACTTACTTGGAACTAAGCTGCGTCAGAATATTTAACGCTTGTTTTTTTGCTGCCGCCAAAGAGTTTGCGTCCAGCTTGTTGCAATAGACCTCAACGTTCCCGGCATCGCCTTGATTAACCTTTGGTGATCCTGAATTTAGAATTGTCAGATACCATGCGCACCCCATCACTGGATTCAGCATCTCGCCGTTACGCGGGTTGACGTAAGAGTAGGCGAGATTTCGTTGTGCCTGATAGTCTCCCTTCATTGCCTTCTTCCCTAGGGAATCCTGCGAATCCAATGCATGAGCGATCCCGACCGAGGTAATAGAGAAGATCAACGCTGCAACGATTTTTTTTGATGTGTTCATATTGCTTTTCCCTTCCAATTTTCGCTCCACAGGTGCATTGCAAACGACAGTACACACCGCATTTGCCAATAGTTTAAATCGTTCATTTTCGATGTGCCGAAATGATCGCGAGTGAATTTTGATATGACCGGCTGTTCCTTGGGGCAGATTGTCCAGATGCGCAGCACTTGGGACACCATGGCGGATTCGCCTTGATGCTCGCCCAGCGCGCAGGTCTTCCATCCGGTCAAATACATTGTCGCTTTGCGATACATGTCGTCGCTGACCTCTTCAATCGACGCCACGTTCAATTCCTGATTCATCGAATGCCGAATTAGCCGGGCGCTTACGACGCGCTGCTCTGCGTTTTCGACCTCGGCCACCAGCGTGCTGATGTAGCGCCGCTGCTCGCGGGACAGCATTTTGGTCTCTGGAACCAACAAGGGAAGTGGCACCCCATTGTGTACTGTGATGTGAAGATCGCCGCCGACCTGAATGTTGCTACTGCCCGTTACGTACTGCTCATTCTTTGACACGATTACAACCCCTTTATTCTTTTGCCCTGCTTACTGGATGCTGACTAACAGCATGCAGTTTAAATGCAGTGCAATTTATTGTGTTTTTTTTGGGGTTTTTTGTTGTCGCATACCGGTCTGAATGTTTCCGTTACCGGTGATGACCTGCGCGTGCTTGCCGACCTGACCGTGGATTGTGGTCGCTGACCCGGAGGGCGCTGGGTTGCTCGCCGCCTGTGGTGCGTTCAATAGCGCCACCATCATTTGGGCGAACTGCTGCCCAGACACTGCCAGACCACCGGCCTGCACCATCTGGTAGGCCGTTTCCGCTGTTCGTCTCACATCTTCTATTTCTATTCCCATGGGGCGCAGCCGCACGCCCGTCAAGACGTATTGCGTATCGAATCCCGCCGCATGCACTTTTGCCAAGAATTCAGCGTCAGGCGAGCGCTCGCCTGATTCGTAGTTGAACAGCGTCTTTCTGGTCACCCCTGTCACTTCCATCACTTCCGCTTGCGACAAGCCTGCTCCCTCACGCTCTTCCTTTAAACGCGCCCCGATTGTATGCATAAATTTTTACTCATGAAGTGGTTGACAATGGGTAAATATGTACCCATAATGAAGTTCAAATGTACTCACATTGAACTGCAATATCACGAGAGGCTAACTATGACAGGCGAACAAGCAAAGCGCAAGCTGAGAGAGCAAGGCATCACTTTGAAGCAGTGGGCAGAAGAGAACGGACACCCGTATTACATGGTTTCGCGAGTGATAAGCGGTGTCATGAAAGCAAATTACGGCAAGGCCCACGACATCGCGGTGGCCTTGGGCATGAAGCAGCAGACCACTAACGGCAGCAAGCAATCAGCTTAAAAACAGGAGAAATCGTAATGAGTAAAGAAATACACATTGACCCGATGGAAGGCGTCGCCAAGCCGAAGGCAAAAACCCGCGCTGCGAGCGCCCCTGTGACCGATGTCGTGGTCAAGGAAGCCGGAAATGTGAAAGTCGACAACGTTGTCAAATACGACGCCGAGCAAGTGCGCTCGTTGGCGGTACGGTTCGGCCTCGATATGGACATGCCGCTGGAACAGCGCATGGATCGCGCTGTGCGGCACCTCAGCACCTCGGCGCAATACATGCTTGCGGCGGGTATTGACCTGTTGAGCCTGCGTGAAGAATGCGCGCACGGCGAATTCCTCAAGATGCTGGAAGAGCAAGGCGTCGAAGAGCGCGCCGCGTACCGCGCCATTCAATACACGCAATTCTTGCTATCCCGTTCCGAGTCGGAGCGCGACAAGCTGCTTGGCCTGCCGAAAAGCCATGTTCTGGCCATCGCCAGCGCTGACCCGGAAGTCATCGACGACCTGCTGCAAAGCGATGACAAGGAACTCGCCGGGCTGTCTGTGCGGGAACTTCGCACCACCATCAAAGACCTGTCTGCGCGCAAGACCGACATCGCCGTGCAGTTGGAAAAATCCGAATTGGAAGTCGAACGCCTGAACGGCATCGTCAAGCAACTGCGCGAAGCCCGCGTCAAGACTGGCGGCGACGTGCCGGTGCCGGTGCAAGACATGCGCCTTGAATGCGCGGCGCTCTACAAGAAAGCCGAGCTTTCGGTCGATGACATGGAGTCGCTGATCAAACGATTCCTCGCTGAAGAGATGGAATTCATTGACTGGAAGGACGCTGTCGCCCGGCACCTCGTCGCTGCGCTGAGCGCGTTGCATGCGCGCACCGGTGGCCTCTTGTCTCAACTCGGTAGCTCCTTCGGCCCGGCTGCTGGCGTGCTGGAAATCACCGATGTGTTCAGCCCTGAAGAAGTGCTGCGCTGCGGTCAGGAATACAAAACGCTGACCGAAGAGCATAAGCACGAACAGACCGTGCGCGAGTGGGAACGAGAAATGGAGCGCCCAGCAAAAGCCGGTCGCCCGAAGAATAAACCGCAGGCTGGCAAGTAAGGGGCAGGCCCATGGTCGCACTCGTAAAAACATCCACCGGACTTCCGGCCGTACAGGAAGCCGACCCATGGATGGCGGCGTCAACGCAGCAGCGTCAGACCGCGCAATGGCGTCACCAGCTGATCGCTCCGGCGCTGGCTTTGATGGAGCATGGCGCGTCCGCCAACCATGCTGCGCAACTGCTGGCAAAGAAGATCGAAGTCGGCGCGCTCAGCACCACCGAGAGCCTGCTGGTGGCGAAGCTGAAGGAAACCATTTCCGTGCCTACGCTGAAGCGTTGGATGGCCGACTACAAGCGCGACGGCAAGACCGGGCTGCTGCCAAAACATACCGGGCGCGTCCGCAAGGACTACGGCTGGGAAGCGCGGGCAACCGAACTGTTCAACATCCCCAGTAACCCCGGCTATTCGGGGGTGGCGCTGAAGCTGCGCAAGGAAGGCTACGACTCGGCGACCGAGTCGCGGGTAAAGAGGTATCTGAAGTCGTTGCCTGCAACGCTGGGCAAGCACTCGCCCCAGCGTGTCGGCAAGAACCTGCACAAGCTGCAACGGCAAATTTGGCAACCGCGTGATCGCACCACGCTGCTGGTCGGTGAGGTCTACGCAGGCGACGGCCACACCTGCGACTGCTACGTGGCGCATCCGAACACCGGACGCCTCTATCGCCCGGAACTGACGGCCTTCATCGACATCCGGTCGGCCTACGTCACCGGCTGGTACATCAGCGAGTCCGAGTCCGCGCTATCGACTCTGTTCGCGCTGTCTTCGGCGATGGTGCGCTTTGACCACGTACCTGCGGCGCTGTATCTCGACCGGGGCGCAGGTTATCGCGCCAAGCTGCTGAACGACGACAGCACCGGTTTCTATGAGCGTTTCTCCATGTCGGTCATCGGCGCGTTGCCGGGCAACCCGCACGGCAAAGGCTGGATCGAACGCTGGTTCCGCACGGTGCGCGACCACCACGACAAGTTCTTCTATGACGGTATGGTGTATTGCGGCGGCGACATGGCAGCAGAGGTGAATCGACGCCTGTCATCCGAAATCGAAAACGGACGCCGCAAGATTCCTTCGCTGGCGGCTTACGTCGAGAGCCTTGCCAACTTCATCGACGAGTACAACAACACGCCGATGCAGGCGCTTGATGGCATGACCCCGGCGCAGGTCTGGCAAGGGCTTGAACGCGTATCCGTTGAACTGCCTGCCGAGGCGATCATCAGGCCGCGTGAAATCCGCACGGTGCAGAAGCGCCACCTGATCGAACTGCACAAGCGCATTTACTGGCATGAGGCGCTGACGCTGTTTGAGCAAGGCACCAAGCTGGCCGTCGAATACGACCTGCACGACGACAAGCATGTGCGGCTGTTTGAAGAATCTGGCCGCTTCGTCTGTGTTGCCAATCTGGTCGAGACGATTGGCGTGGTCGAACCTTCCCGCATCGACGAACAACGTCAGAAGCGACTCAAGGGCCAGCAACGCCGCCTGGAACAGAAGCTGGACGAAGCACAGGCGCGAGCGCAGGACAGCATCACCGCTGGCTCCCAACTGCAACAACTTGAAACGGTAGAAGTGCCGCGACTCTCACGTAAGCGGAATTCGGAAATTGTGATTGACCTCTTGGAGAAAAAATAATGGCAACAGCACCAAAGCAAGCAGCACCCTTGACCGTTCCGACCACATGGGCGGAAAGCTACGACGCCGCCGATGTGGATGCCGCGAAGCGCATTGTCGTGTGGCTCAACGACAAGGAAATGACCCGCAGTTGGCTCGCACGTCTGGCCCGTATCTCGCCGTCGACCATGTCGCAGATTTTGAGCGGCAAGTATCCGACCTCGCCGAGCCGCCAGCTTAGCGAAATGGAAGCTGCCATCGAAGCGCACGAAACGCGTTCCTCCGTGGCGACCATCCCGTTCGTTACTACGTCCATCTACCAGATGACAGCGCTGGTCTGCGACCGCGCTCGCAAGTATGCGAACTTCGGCATTCTCACGGGCGCCGTCGGCGTCGGAAAGACCGCTGGCCTGAAGCAATACCAAGGCCAGAACGAACACACCATCATCGTAGAGGCCAACCCGAACATGACAGCCGGTGTGCTGCTGACCGAGTTGCTGACAGCGCTGGGCGCACCTTGCCCGAACTCCATGGACAAGAAGTTCAGCGCGGTGGTGGAAGCCCTGAAGGACACGACGCGCCTACTGATCATCGACGAAGCCGAGACCATGATGCCGCAGTGTCTGCATTACCTGCGTCGCATCCGTGACAAGGCCAATGTCGGTATCGTGCTGGCTGGAACCGACCGCCTGATGCAACTGATCAAGCCGCTGCGCGGCCAGTTCGATCAGATTCGCAGCCGCGTCGGGTTCTGGCCTGCGGCCATCCAGCGGGCCGAGCGTGCCGATATCGACGCCATCGCACAAGCGGCATTGGCAGATCAAGGGGAGCTTGCACAAGACGTTCTGGAGGCCATCTGGCACTACTGCCAAGGCTCCGTTCGCATGCTGGTCGAGAACTTGATTCCAGCGCTACGCGATTACGCCCTGCACAAGTACGACATCTCGCCGGAAGTGATCGACCAGACCGCCGAGAAGGTTTTGTTCATGCCACCACGCCGCAGCGCCTAAGACCGGGAGAACTCACATGAAAAACATCGTCGCCGACACACTCACCGGCTTGTATCGCTGGTGGCTCCAACAACGCCTGCTGACTCTGCATGAACGTCAAAGCACGATTGACCGCCTGCTGTGGGAAGCGAAGATTGACGCCAAGCAGGCCGAGGCGCGCCATGAGGCGCAAACGGAAGAGTTAGGGCATAAGCGCACGGCCATCCGTACCGCGCTGCTGCGACTGCCCTAAATGGCCGGAAGGATTGAACAGAAACAGGAAGCCCCGATTGAAGCAACACCAACTGAAAGGAAACAGTATGCAAGCGAATACAGACACATCCAGCGGTTACATGGAAGACGCCAAAGGTCGTCTTATCCCTGAAGCCCTCATCAAACCAATCGACATGACCCGCGACGAGCTGGTGCGCGAAGTGGTCAAAGCCGCCGAAGGTCTCGCTGCCTTAATGGCCGACTTCAAACGCAAGACCTTCGCCGATATCTCCGCATTCGTCACGATGTCGGCGGAAGAGTACGGCGCAAAGGTCGGCGGCGACAAGGGCAATATCACACTGCCGACCTTCAACGGCGACTACAAGGTGCAAATCAAGAAAGGCGACTACATCACCTTCGACGAACGTCTTCAGGCGGCGAAGGAACTGGTCGACGACTGCATCAACGAATGGGCGCAAGGCTCGCGCCCCGAAATCAAGGCGCTGGTGCAACAGGCATTCGACACCGACAAGGAAGGCACGATCAACACCGGTCGCGTATTGGCATTGCGCCGGCTAAAAATTGACGACGCGAAGTGGAAGGCCGCGATGGAAGCGATTGGTGACTCGGTGCAGGTCACTGGCACCAAGACCTACATCCGCTTGTATCGCCGGGTGGACGGCGGCAAGTACGAGGCGATGCCGCTGGACATGGCGAACATCTAGCCATGGTGCCGCCCGTCACCAATGAGGAAGACGTGAAGCGGGCCATGTTGCAGGAAGCAATCGTCACGTTGGGGAGACTTCTTCCCATCGGTATGACGGTCAGCTTCTACCGGAACCCGGACGACCCCCGCACCATCGTCGAGAGCAAGTATGCAGACGGAGAAGTAACGCACCACTACTTCACCGGCGCAATGCACTGAGCAACAACAACCAAAGGAGAAACCACATGAAACGCATTCTGAACTGGCTCACCAACTTTCTGCCATGCCGTGTAATCAGCGATGGCGACACGCCGTACCTTGAACGCTACTACCTGTTCACAATTTTCGGTACGCACTTCTACCTGCACCAGTTCGTCGGTTCCGACCCTGATCGCGGTTTGCACGACCATCCGTGGCGCTGGGCCGTGTCCTTCATTCTGGTCGGCTGGTACATGGAAGACACGCGCTACGGCCTGCGCGACATTCGCTGGTTTAACAAGCTTACCGGCGATAGCTTCCATCGCGTCATTCTGCCTCAAGGTGGCACCCCGGTATGGACGCTGTTCTTCCATCGAGCCAAGCGCGAGAAGGCTTGGGGCTTCCTGCGTCCAAGCGGAGAAATCGGCCTGCTGTTCAAGCAGCATCAATACCGCCTCGACGAACTTGGCCGGGACGAGAAATGGTGGCTGACCGCGCCGACCGGAAAACAAGTCCGCGCAACACGGAAAAACTAACCTGATGGCGTTGCTTTGCGACGCCATCATCCCAACATCGAGAGGAACATCATGGGAAAAGCTAAACAAGAAGCGCCGCTGGAACGACTGGTCAATGCGGCAGTGATCGCCGGTTCCGTTATCTATTGCGGCGGCATGTTTGAGATGTCCGAGAAAATTGCTTTTGAAGACATCAGCGAAGCACTGAAGCCATTTGGCGGCATGCCGCAGACCGAAGCGATGAAGGCCGCTGACACGCGTTGGAAGAAGTTCGATCCTGACGCGAAGCCAGCGAAGAAAGCCGCAAAGAAGAAGGAGCGCTAACGTGGCCCTGTCATCCGACCCAGTCAAGCGCGACAGTCAGGCCATCCGTTACAAGGCCATCAAGTCGGGCATGAGCGAAGAGCAGTATAAGGATTGGCTATTCGACCTGTTCAAGGTGGCTTCGGCATCGGCGCTGGATACCCAGCAACGCGCAGAAGCGCATCGCAAGCTTGGCGCGCTGCTGGTAGCGACCGGCAACGATACCAATCCCACGGACGGATGGCGGGAGCCGCAGATCAACAAGCTGCTGGCGCTGTGGGGCGCGCTCGCTGACGCAGGCGCAGTGCGAGTCCGGGGACGTGAAGCGCTGGAACGTTGGAGCAAGCGCCAGCAGCCAAGGCTTAGCGCACTGCGCTTCGCCTCGGTGCAGCAACTGGTAGAACTGATTGAAGCCCTGAAGAAATGGGCCAAACGAGTAGACCTGAAAGTCGACTGATGGAAAACCCGCAACACATCAACAACCCGCTGGCGCTGCCAGACTCTCTTCGCGATCTAATCGAATGCGTCGGCGAGTCGGCAGCGCTGCGCATTGTTGGGTGGCGCGGCGGCGCGTACCTGTGCGTGCCGAAGAAGGTCGACCCGGCACACCCGCTGCTGGAACAGATCGGCGCACCAGCATTCTCCAAGCTGGTCGACTGGTACGGCGGCGAGACGCTGATGCTGCCGAAGAATGACGCCGTGATGCGCCAGATCAAGCACGCCTTGATTCGCCAACTGCGGTATCAGAAGAACATGCAGATCGACCAGATCGCTATCGAAGTCCATTATTCGATGCGCCGGGTGTTTCAAGTGCTGGCTGAAGACGATCCTGTGCCAACTTCCGGCGATTTGTTCTAATCGCCGTCTCCCCTCAAGCCGTACCCGGTTTAAAAACGATCAGACCCGCTTTAAAAACGCCGTTCGGCACAGTTGAGCTATCAGCGGAGCCGGATGAGGCAAAAAACGCCTGTGGGGCCGCTAAACGATTCCGGCCCCTTATGAAATCGTTCACCATTTTTTCCTAGTCCGACACGCGCAAACTGCGCTGCATGGACAAAACAAAACACCCCACACCGAAACGTACCTTGACAGGTCGCTGGATCGACGTATTCCGGGCAGGCACGAATACCGACTCCAAAGGACAGGTCTCTACGTTCACCCAAGCCGACCTTGATCAGATCGTCGCCAATCACTCCCTTGGTGCCGCGCCTGCCGTTCTCGGTCATCCCAAAGACAACGACCCGGCCTTCGCGTGGACAGAAGAGATCAAGCGTGACGGCGACCTGCTGTACGTCAAATTCAAAGACATCAATCCAGC